GTACCGTTCAAAAGGTTTACACAGATGGAAAAGTGGTTAAGGACTCGCTAAAGGTTAAGGTCGCTGGCTTTGAGATAAAAAAAGCTAACTAAATGACCAAAATTTCCGTTGTCAGAGAGTATCGAGATAGATACCCTGACTTCCCCAACCTCAAATTGGCTAGGATTATCTATGCCGAGAACAAAGAATTATTTACCTCTGTCGAAACAATCAGAGGTTTTATTCGTCAAATACAAGGACAAAAGGGTAAAGGCAATGGGATTTTGCAGACACATAAGCAAGGACCTAGACCTCTTAACCCTTACAAGTTACCTGAGTCTGATGAGTCAACTTTCGAGCCTTACCATGTCAAGGCGAAGCGAATTCTTGGGCTATTTGACATCCATGCCCCTTATCATTCCATTCCTGCCCTAACAGCAGCCTTAGACTATGCCAAAAAAGAGAAGCCAGATGCGGTCATCTTAGGGGGTGATTTGTTTGACTTTCATGGATTATCTAGGTTCCTAAAAGACCCACGCAAAAAGAACTTTGCTACTGAACTATCCATAGGCTGTCAAGTTATTGAGGTTATTCAAAAGACCTTAAACTGTCAAATCTACTTTAAGTTCGGCAATCATGATGAGAGATACCAGCACTACCTATGGCAGAAGCTAGGCGAACTGCAAGGAGTTGAGGACTTTGAGTTAGAGAACCTAATTAAGAAAAGGGTTTCTGGGGTTAAATTTATTACCGATAAAAGAATCATAAAGGCTAATGAGCTGAACATCGTGCATGGCCACGAATTTGCCAGCTCTATTATTAGCCCGGTTAACATAGCCAGAGGATTGTATCTAAGAGCCAAAGCCAATACTATCTGTGGCCATCACCACAGGAGTAGCGAGCACACTGAACAAAATATAGAGGGTAAGATAGTAACAACTTGGTCGGTGGGTTGTCTGTCTGAGTTGCATCCCCAATATATGCCAATAAATAGTTGGAATCATGGCTTTATTTTAATAGATTTACATGGTACTAAAGATTTTGAAGTAAGGAATAAAAGAATCTGGAAAGGACAAGTATTATGACACACAAAAACACACCCATCATCAAGAAGAAAGTAATTGAGTTATTAAAGGAATTGCCTCCTATTGAGAGGCTAAACATATTAGAGCCTTTATGCGATAAGTACAGAGCTGAGTCTCGCAAAGAGGTTGAAAAGGATGTAACTGAATGGAGCCGCAAGAAAGGGATACCACGAATCAAGACGGACTATTAACATTTGATCCGACCCCTCACGATGATATCCAGGCTTGTGCTCAGGCTATGGGTGTCATAGAGGACATTGACTTAGCCTTATTATCTGATGATGAGGCCACCATGATTAGGCATATCCGTAAGCTGGCTTTACATATTACCCATCAGGCACTTTACGAAATTTACGAGGGAGGGTGTTATGGCCCCTAAGATAACCAATCCTCATACAGTAGAGCATCGTAAGCTAGGCAGAGAACAGGCTTGGGGAATTGCATGGATGGCAGAGAATAAGATTAGCATTGACCCTAGTCTTACTGGGTATAGATATCTGCTTTACTTATTACATGAACATTTTCACTTAAAGCATCCTGACTGGTCTGAGACTAAGGTTGTTAAGGAGTCCTCCAAGACTGCCAGATTCTTATGGCAGATGGGCTTTAGGTTGGTAGAGTTAAAATAGTTATTTAGTCAATATATGATGACTTTGCACACTATCTAGTTTAATAGTAGGATAGACCGGACCCCAATCCCATTCATAGTGTTGATACTTTAAGGGGGTGTCATACTTGCAATAGTCATCCTTAGATTTGCTGCAAGCCACTAATAGCAATAAAAGTAAGTATCTCATATTAGAATAAATTTCCTATTATATAAATATAAAGACATTTGTCTTTAAGTTCCTCTCTGCTGGCCTCTGGCCACCTTTCTTTAGCAAAGTTCCACAATCCCCATTTCTCATCTTTAGGGATGACCTCAATAGGCATCATGGCCTTATAGCAGTCCATTAGGCATTCATTAATGACCCTTGAAGTAGTGCCAAGGTTAACTAAAGCTACAAACATAGCCTCAGAGCCTTTTGCAGACTTCAGAGCAGGCTGTAAGGCCTCAAAGCCTATTATCTTCCTCAAATCGTATGTATGCGATTGCATAGCCAAAGATTGATCCACAAATAAATGCAATTAGTATCATAGTTGTGATTTTAGCCATGTAAAGTTTCTGCCCTCATTAACAAGCCAATCAAAGGTCCATTGCACACATGCACATCGGCACTTTTGGTTGTCATCCCCATAGGCTGCTCTTAGTATTTCAACATCATCCTTGCCAAACCTTTTGAGCATTTTGTTAGCCTTTAGATAATCGTACCACTTATCCATCTGGTTAAAGGGCACTTTCTCAAAGTTTAACCTATATAACATAAGCTCATAGTCTAACTTCTCTAGGTCTGTCTCTGGCACTTTAGCTTCTGGGATGGTTCGATAACCAGTAGGGGTCTTTTGTAAGTTATGCCTATCCTTGTTATTATTAGCCCATCTAGCCAGTCTTCTGCCAAGGTCCCAGGTTGTCTCTTGCTCAAACCTCATCTTGGTGTTAGACTTATTAGGCTCTGACCAGTAATCAAAGAACTCTTGCTTCATTTGCTCTGTAAAGGCAAAAGGTTGGATAGCTCTCTTAAAGTCTGCTGCTCTTGCTTCTATACTTTTCATAAATTGTGATTATCAAAATATTCACAAATAATATCATCAATTTTATCAATATCAATATGATTTATTCTCAGCAATTTAATACCTTTTCTGTAACAATATTGATTTTTATACTGATCATGTATTTTTAATTTAGGCTGAATTTTACCCATGTATCTGCCAGTCTGGTGCTGTATGCCATCAAATTCAATACATAAACGGTATTTAGGAATATAAAAATCGTAAAATAATAACTTAAACCTTTTTTTTACTGTAAAATCACTAAAAAAATGCTCACGAATAAAATCAATCTGGTTATTCATTAAAAAGGTAGCTATCCGATTTTCTCCATCAGATAATTTCCTACCTTTCTGTTTTTTTAATAATTCTTTCTGATTATCTGATAAACAATAAGACATAATATACCCTATAAGGGTGTAATTCCTTTTTTTATTTTAATAATTCATTTCAGTATTGTAGTCGTTCGGATTATGCCAATCCTATCGCAATCTTAATGAACCCACAATCGGGCGGACCCCCAGTATTATCTGCAACACTTAGGCAAGATGCAGTCGGACACTCTCTCTTTAATCATTAAGCCAATACCTTATAGAACTATTTTTTTCGCAATTATCGGGGACAATCTCAGCTCTATTTGAACCTACCAACCCGACTTCTGGACCACTATCTACCTACAAGGCCATCATGGTCGTAAATATTGCTAAAAAAAATAACCCACTGAGGATTGGCTAGGACTGCCGCACCCCAATGGGTTAATAAACTCTTTACTAAACAAAGAAGCATAATGCTTGTCCTACTTTGTCAAAACAAATATACGAAAAAAAATTCAATCTACCAAAACTAATTTACCTGAGTAATCCACAAATGTTATCTTTTGATGTGATTTAACCCTACTGAGTTTCATAGAAATGCCCAAATCTGAGGCTAAGTCTATGACCTTCAAATAGTAAGGGTAAAACTTAGGGTCCTCAGTTTCTATGTAATGTTCAATCCTTTGGCGGTATGTGCTCATGGTAGAGTGATCCTTATAGCCTACTAAGGGGGCAATCTCTACAAGTTTCATGGGGCAGTGCTGATAAATAAAATAGGATAAGGCCATTCTAATCTCTGCTATTCGGACTGTATTGCCATTGTCATCTTTACATATCTTAAAGTGATTACGGCCTCTTAGGCTTTGTAGTTGCCTTAAGGTTATCTTGTAAAAATCACATGCTGCTTGGACTAGTTGAATCGCTTGCTCTCTTGTGTTCATAAAGTTCTATGGTTTTGAATATTTGATAGACTACTTGTGGTACTATTGCGTTGCCTCCTGCTTTGATTGATTCGTTTCGCCATTTAGAAAAGGTAATAGAGTCCAGTCTGGAGGAAAGCCCATCATCCCCAAAACATAATCCGGACGAAGCTGGTTTTTCGTACCACAAATCCCATTCAGGACTGAGGGTAAATCGCTTTTGCCTAACCATTTTTCTGTTGGCCATTGTGCGTTGAAATCCGATGCTCTTGGTGTTGGCAACAAACCAGACCCTGTCTCGTTTGTGCGGTGCCCCGACGCTTGCAGCGTTAAGTAAATACGGGAATACTTCGTACCCTTCAGCTTCCAAGTCAGTTTGCACTTCGTGGAATACCAACCCTCCATTCCAATTAACAAGGCCGAGAACATTTTCGCCAATGACCCAACTTGGTTTAATTTCTCTAATTGCTCTAAGCATTTCTGGCCAGAGGTGGCGGTCATCTTCTTTGCCGAGTCGCTTGCCTGCCATTGAGTAGGGTTGGCATGGGAATCCTCCGGTGAGAACATCAATTTTGTCTGCATACTTAGTGAAATCTGATTTTGTTATGTCAGTAAATAGTTCTGATTCGGGCCAGTAGTATTTGAGGACCTTTTGACCAAACTCGTTCCATTCGCAATGAAACTTATTCTCCCAGCCCATCCACTCAGCGGCAAGGTCAAAGCCCCCAATCCCAATAAATAATGATCCATGTGTCATTTACTAAGTTTGTAAGCTGCAAAAGTCTTATTGTCTTTAGTAATGTAATTGGTCCAGATAGTGTGCCCTTGATTTCTAAGGTCGGCAATCCTAGCGGCTAATCGAAAACAGCCAAACTTGTTTAAGGCATCAATGGCGGTGATTTGTTTACCTGATTTAAGATAAATCAAGATTCGCTGTGTTTGTGTCATGTCTGTGGTTTTTTAAGGGTGAATATAAATGGGTAAATTTCTCTACTGTGTACTCAAATCCATGTCTGGATAGCTTCTCGCATACCCAGTTGTAATCCTCATCAGTGTGGTGGATTGCATGCTGTGGAAATAAGGTAGTTCTAATAACTGGGTCTTTCTTACCTAAGATTCCTATAAACTGCCCATTCCATCTAAAACGGTAGGTTGTTACTAGTTCCATCTTTTGCGGTTTTTAGTAGTGTGGTGTAAAGAGTAATGATATCCTCTAAGTCTGCTCTATCCCATTTATGGACCTTAGTACGGTTATTCTCTAACCACTCTACCCTTTTTTTGCCAATCTTTAAGAGTAAGTGCTTGCGATAACCAACTAAGTGAAACTCATCAAAGCCATTGCATCGTTGGCATTCTCCGTTGACATTGTCCTCATGAAATCTAAGAAAAGACCCCCCTTTGACTGGCACATAGTGCCCGGCATTCATAGACTCTACTGGCAATGTCTTAAAACAACTAATGCAAGTAAAATATCCATCTTTAGAATCTCGTTGCCTGATATAAGCATTAAAAACCTTCTGTGCTTTTTCGGTTAGTCTGGGTAGGGTTACCTTTCTCATAGGTTCATTTCGGCTTTACGATACGATACAATAGTTCTAATAGCATCTAATTGATGGGTGGCAGATGCGTTGACCCGGTCAGCCCAGTTCACTAAATAGTTAACCTCTTTAGCATTGGTGCCAACAAACTTAGTAATAAGAGAGGGGCTTAGTCTTTTATCTAACCCCTGCTCCATAGCTTGCAGCAATCCTTGGTTAATTATCTGATCCTGGGCTAACTTGGCCTCTGCAAGTAGCTGGCCTGACTTAGCAACCATAATTAACAGATATTCCATCCGCTCTAATAGCTGATTTGGTTCATGTCCAATAGGGGTTTCTAAGTAAGCCTGCATCTTAGAAAGGGAGGTCCTTATCTGCTCCATTATCTTGTGGTTTATAAGTATCTACTACGGTATTCCAACCGCCACCATCTTTGCGTTCCAAGATGCTAATCTTTAGCTGCTTGTTACCCTGATAGTCGGTTAAGACATCTGGGTTCTCTTTTAGCCATTGGAATAAATCATTAGGCTGAATTATTAGCTGGCCTTTAACAAAAGAAGGGGCATTTTCTCTAGGTGCAAATACCCGAACACCTTTGGGAAACTTTGTCATTTTACTTTAGATTTACGGTTATAGATGTGGTCGATGTCTTAATCGGTGGGTAAAGGATTACAACTTCATCCTCTACTAAAATTTCTGTGCCAGGCTTAACGGCTTTGAGAAAGGCTTGTCGGTCCTTTATCTCTTTCTCGAGTTCTGTCATCTTTTGAGCAAGCTCATTATATACCGGATCGCCACAATTAGAGTAATCATACTTAACTCCAGCCTCTTTAATCTCAAATTTGGCATTGTGTAACTCAAAGGATTTGCCATGCTTAGTAGCCTCATCTAAGGCCAAGTCTTTGTACTCTGGGTGGCTTGTTATCTGCTTTATTAGGTCCTCTAAGCATTTTACTTGCAAATGTACCTTTAGAGGGTCTATAAGGCCCTCCTTTAGGCTATTTATGACACTTTGGGCAAAGTGCTGCCTTTCGGATTTAGTGGTCTCAAATAGGCTTAAATCGGTTGTGGTAGCTATTCTCATTTTACTGTCTTTTTAAGGTGTTTGGAGATGTCCTTTTGTGAGGGATTAACTATTTGGTCAATCGGCTTTTTGCGAGCCTCTAAGCGATGTTGGAGCTTTTGGTAGGTCTTATAGTCAGGGCAGTTAGTGATGGCCTCCTGAGCCAAGATAGCCTCATCATCGGATAGGTCTGTATGGCCGATAAGGTTAAGTAAGATAAACTTTTCATCCATAGTAGGGGCATCTTCTACTATTTTATTAAAGTCCATCTCCTCGGCAGGTGTAGCCTCAAAGCCAGCCGCTTTCATAAGCCAGCTAATTAGATTCCTAAAGGCCTTGCCAGTGGCTCTAGTCTGAGCCATAGATAAAATAGCATACTCATCCCATTGCCTTTTGTTGGCCTCTTTATTAGAGCAGATGGCAACACCTTTAGAAATTACCTCGTTAGTGCCCCATTTGCAGATGTTGACTTCTGCTAGGTACTTAATTTCTGTCTCAGTCGAGTGATTGGAGATGTAATTCAACTGGGGGTAAAGGCCGAGCTGTGCTCCAGCCCATTGCCAAGATTCCACTAAAGGGTACTCTTTGCCTTTAATGTTTACGGTGAGCTTTTGCTCTTTTACAAATCGTTTTAGTTCGCTTGCTAGTTGCAAGGATTGTGCTGGCTGTGCCAGGTCGTAGGTGATTAAATCGTTTGACATAGTGGGGTTTATTAAATCGTTTCGGATAACATGGAGCCCAAGTTGTTTGGGTTCTCATCGTTTTTATTTACAAATAAAGGTAAGGGAAACTTCTGCTCAAACTCCTTGGCTGGTATTTTATCATCACCGACAAGGTAGTAGCCTTTGCCATCTGAGTCAATACGAAAAGGGGTATATTGTCTAATGTACTTGTTACGGACATACTCTGCTGCTGTCATTCTAAAATAGTTGTGAACCGCTGCAATCCATTCGTTGTAGTCTCGCATCGGGTGGGTGGGGTAAGTGGTTTTCATGTGTAGAATTTAAGGGTAAAAAATGCCCCAATGTAGAGACATCGGGGGTAGATTGCTTGCCATTAATCATGGGCCCTGTCCATAATATCATTGACCTTATATTGGTTAGGTTTGTAACTAGGATTAAAAGTTTTGATGCCTGATTCAAGCCCATAAGATATTCCGGTGTGAAACATAATAAGGGCAATGGCTTCGGCATCCATCCACTCCTTAAAAGTTAAACGGACTCCAGTTTGGTCTGAATACATTTTGTCGGTAGGCTCAAATAGTTCTGCTTGATAATAGCCAGCTCCAGATTCAAAAATGTGGATGGCTCTGTCTTTTGATGTAATCAGGGTAATTGTCATGGCTGTGGTTTAGATTATTGGCAAATGGTGTCTTGTAAAAGGCCTATCACATAGGCAACTGCTAATAAAGCGAGTAAAAGTTTGAGTGGTGCTTTCATGGTTAAATCGTTTGGTTATGGATGCAAGATAATACACTTTTACACATTAACCAAAAATATTTTTAATTTATTTTTATTTGCCTATATTTGTGGTATGGAAAAGCAGAAACGAGGTAGAAAGCCCAAGCCTGCACATCTGAAAGTGCAAATGGTATCAGCCTACCTAACAAGAGAACAGAAAGAGTTGATTTACAAAGAGTTCGGTAACTTGACAAATGCTGTAAAAATTCACATTTTAAGCAAATTCAATGGACATCGTGATAGCTCTGGGAACTGGCAGCCGGTGGATGGACAATGAGCTTAGGTATGCTCTAAGGTCTATTGATGCCTACCTAAAAGGCCATACTGGTAGAGTCTTACTAATAGGTCAAAGGCCTAAATGGGTAAAGAATGTTGATCACTATGACATACCAGATGTGCCAGGCCGCAAGAACTTTAGCATCTTTCAAAAGATATTGACTGGCTGTGAAATGACCAATACCGAGGACTTTATCTTCTGGAATGATGACCATTTTTTACTAAAAGACCTCCATGTCAACCAATTTAGATACTGGTATGATGGGCTATGCAAGCAATGGGCTGAGAAGGCCACTGGGTTGTATAAACGAGCCATCACAAATACAGTTAATCTGCCGGGCTGCAATGACCTTTACACTGATATTCATGTCCCTATTGTTTACAATGCTAAAGAGTTTGGCAAGCTGCTAGACTTAGATTGGAAGCAAGAGTATGTCATAAAATCGGCTTACACCAAAAACATGGAAGGCGGCTTTGAGTACATGGCTGACCTTAAACTGAACCAGCAATACAATTTAAGCACTTGGATGGGTAAATTACATAATCGCTTATTTTTTAGTATTGGTTCTTATGCAGTAAATGCTGACTTTAAGATAATGATGGAAAAGCGATATTCTAGGAAATCACAATACGAAAAATGAAAATATTTATACAAAGCCCAAACATCAATAGCCGACATGGTGGCATCAGAGTCATCAATGAATGGGCTAATAGATTAGAATATTATGGCCATACTGTTATTTTATATAATCAAGCTGGCCCAGTTCGGTGTGATTGGATGACCATAACTTGTAAGATTGTAAATACCACTAACTTACTTGCAAGTTCAGATTTATTAATCGTAACGAGCCCACATGGTGCTTCTTTGTTATACAAGGACAAACCAGTAAAAAAGGTAGTCTTTTTACAAATGTTAGAGCATCTGTTTAACATAACCAACAAGGCATTTTTTGATAGTTGCTTTACCTTATACTCTACCAAATATCCCCTTATCTCTATTAGCCAGTGGAATATCAGAATCCTACAAAACACCTACAAAAGGAAAGGACCTATATTTTATGTAGGCAATGGGGTAAATCTGGAAGATTTTACCATAAGCTATAAACCTAAAGAAGGCAGAGTAGCCTTATTGGAATCTCCAGAGCCAACTAACATGGCTAAAGACACAGAAAAGATTGCAGTGCAAGTAGCTAAAAATCTTAGAGAAAAGGGATGGGCAATTAAGGGATTTGGCTTAAAGAAGCCAGTAGATAGAATTTATGCTGAATATCACGTAAAGCCAGACCTTGCTACTATGAATAGGTTATATGAGGAGTCAACCATAATGATTAAGGCTACTAAATATGATGCTAGGTCCACTGCCCCTTTAGAAGCTGGCACAAAGGGTACGGTAACTATACGATCTATAATAGATGGGGATGATGACCTTAATGAGTCTAATAGCTTTAAGACCGGTTACTCTTATGACAAGTTATTTGATGCCACGATGTTTGCCATAAATCATCCAGACCAACTAAAAGAAAAATCTGATAATATTCGCAAATACACCCAGACTTATACCTGGGATTATTGGATGGATAAAATCAATCAAATCTTATGCAGCTTATAGTCGGATGTGGTCCTAATTGGCCTAAAAGAGAAAATGACATCTTTTTAGATGTAAGACCATTTGATAATGTGGATGTCGTACATAACCTAAATATTACCCCTTGGCCATTTAAGGATGATTCAATGACCGAGGTGTCAGCCATTCATGTGGTAGAGCATCTTAACAATTTGCTAGATTTTATGAATGAAAGTCATCGCATACTACAAAAAGGGGGTGCATTATACATTGAAACCCCAGAAGCAGGGGCAAATCCAGACTTGCAGTTTGCTGATCCTACTCATGTAAGATGCTATCGGAAGCACACTTTCATAAACTATTTTACCTTGTCTGAGGCTCATAAGTTTGGCTATACTGACAAACTTTGGGCAATCATGCACATAGAAAGTAGAGATGGAAACCTTATTGTCCACTTAACACCCATAAAATGAGAATCTTAATTGTTGCCCTTGAATACTTAGAACCAGAATGGCTAGAGACCCTAAAATGTATCGAGGAAACTGGGTTACCTTATGAGATAGTCAGTCGGGATGGGGTAGGAAATATGTCAAGGGCTTACAATACAATACTAATGGACCCTACTTGGAAGGCTGATTATTTATGGTTTGTAAGTAATGTAACCTTCAAACCAGAAATGCCTTTCGAGCTTGCAATGGCTTGCGAGAGGCTTGGCTGGGCTGGCATCCATCCGGCTATGGCAACCTCAGATCACAGATTCCAATGGCCTAATGGTAACGAGCCAAAAGAGACCCCTTTTATAGAATGGACCGCCCCAATGGTCAATGCGGAGGTATTTGCAGAACATCCTCTTGATGAGATGCTGCCTTATTACTATATGGACCTTGACTGGTGTCATCGGGTCAAGCCTAAAAGGGTGGGGGTGCTTCATAGCCAAGTCATCGGGCATACTTATTTAAGGAATAAAAAAGAGCATCCCATCGGTCAGCTAAGAAAGCAGCTCAGAAACTACTGGACCCCAATCAGTCAAAGACACATGCTGCAAAAATGGGGTAAAGACTGGCAACAAAAACTTTGGCCTAAATAAAATAAAATGACAACTTTAGAACTACATGGCATTTACCATGAACTAGCCTTTTGGCAGCAATTTGTAAAGACAGACCGATTCTTAAAGGGATGGGTAGGTAAGATAAAAACCCCAGAACTCAATCAAGAGGTCGCAGACTTTATCAAAAGTGTTCCACATGAATCAGTCTTAGATGTCGGCTCAGGAGTCTGCTCAATCCTAAATGGGTTAGTAAATGTAACCGCTTGCGACCCTTTGGGAGACCTTTACAAGCTAGTCTTTGACTTTGAACGGCATAGGCTAAAAGCTCCACTACCATACCCAGCAGAGGAACTGCCCTTTAAGAATGAGTTTGACATTGTTCATATCTCAAATGCCTTAGACCATACCCAAGAGACCAGAAAAGCCTTGGATTTGTTATTACAAGCAGTTAAGCCCGGAGGGTATCTAATTGTGCAAGGGTTTTTTAACGAGGCAACACATGAGAACTGGCAAGGCTTCCATCAGTGGGATATATCATTAGATGATCATGGCTGCATGGTTATCTTAGGCAAGAAGTCAAAAACCATTATTGCATGGCCTCCACATAAGTTTGCAACAGTCAATTTATTAGGTCGGGATTGGTATTATTGGATTATAAAAAAATAAACATGGTAATCTGCTGTGATATCGATGGTTGCCTAACAGATGGCAAAATCTGGGTTGACCATAAAGGAAACATTATTAAGTCCTTTAATAACAAGGACATCGGAGCCATAAAGGAACTAATCTCTATGGGCTATCAGGTCCATCTAGTAACGGCAAGTTCATGGCCAGGTGCAGAGGCATACCTTAGAAGGTCTGGGGCTCAATTACACATCATACGAAATAAAGAGACTATTCCCTTTGACTATCAAATAGCCATCGGAGACTCAGCATGGGATATACCAATGTTATGTAAGGCAAAACACTTATTTTGTCCAGCTGATGCTTCTTTAGAGGTTAAATGCTTAGATGGGGTCCATCCACTAATGACACCCGGAGGGCAAGGAATTATGCTTGAGTTAGTCCGCATACTTAGTCGATGGAATACTGATGTTGATAAGTTTTAACACTTATATTTTGATAAGTGCCAAATATTTCGTATATTAGGGGGTGAATAAAGGGTAAAAAATCAACGAGCCTACAACCTTTCGGGGTTGTGGGCTTTTTTACTTATGCCGTACAAATCAAGAGCCCAAGCAGCTTTCTTTAACATTAATAAGAAAAAGCTCGAAAAGCAAGGAGTTAATGTGGAGGAGTGGAATAAAGCCTCCAAAGGCAAGAAACTCCCTAAGATGGCTAAGAAAAAGAAGTAATGTCATCACTCACCACCATAGACTGGGATGTTGTAGGCGAATACCTAATGGCAGGATGCTCTGGAGTAGAAGTAGCCGCACACCTCGGTATCCACGAAAACACTCTGTATCAACGATGTAAGTCGGATTTAGGGGTCGATTTTGTGGCATTTAAGCAAGAAAAGCAAGCATCAGGAGAAAGCCTTTTAAGGAAGGTCCAATTTGATGCAGCAATTAAAGATAAAGACCGAGCTATGCTTATCTGGTTAGGCAAGCAAAGGTTAGGTCAGAAAGAAAAAGGCGAGCAAGATATTAAGGTTGATGGCGGCATTAACATAGTATTCAAGCCAGCCAATGAGACAAGTTGATATTCGATATACAAGTGTCTTTGAAAGGAACTTACTAGCCTATCA